TCTGGATGGGCAATTAATTCCCGCATAGCCCTAATCCATTGTTCAGTTGTTGGCGGAGCCATTATTTTGTAATGGGTGTAATCTTATATTTGATAAGATCATTTCGATTTTTTATAAATCCGTTAAAGTCAGTAATATAAATAATAGACTGAATTCAATGTATGAACAACATAACAAGATTCTGTCTCATACATAGACGTTACATGGCTAGTAATCCACTCACGACCATCTAAATCACCCGTGACGTACATATTTCCATACTTTGAATGAAAATCCCAATTGGTAAGTACTGGCATACTCTTATTATTTACATTTCTTTAAATTATAATTGACCACCTATTTCTAAAGGTTTTCTATTGGTATCAGGCTGTATAGTTGAGTTGTTCCATGGTCCAACACTTCCTTGAGGATTTGGAGGATCCGATCGCAATTGAAGATTCGCATTGCGCAACGAACTTCCTATAGTATTAATGCCAACTAAAGCACCCGCCTGTAATAAATTTACACTTTTAAGAGCACCATTTCCATTCGGATTCAAAGACGCCCATTGCGAGTTTGTATCATTAGGTAATAAAGAGCTAGGATTGTCTAGTTTTGCTTTTGTCATTCCATAAGTAGTTGTGCTTACACCATTTGCAGAAGCATAAGAATCTTCTCCTAAAGAAGATGGCGACGGATTCGCTGAATTCGTTTCATATTGAGTTTTCATGGACGATGTCGTTTTGTTCTTGCTATTGTTGTAAATCAAATATCCTAAAACAATAACTGCAATGCCTAAAATAACGGAGTCAATTTTTAAAGTACTCATATATATAAATTACACAATAAAATAAAAAAATCTCTTAATTCTATATTTCAACTTCTTCAATTTCTATATGTTTTATTTTTTCCGGAGCTTTAATTAAACAATTTGAAAATATTTGATTGTCTAAAACCATAATTTGGCGTACATTGACCATAATTTGAAAACATTTTTGATTAAATTTAAGACCAATAAAATCTAAAATAGCAATGACTTTATTTGTTTTGCTCACGTTTTGTTCCGTTAACATAATTTCATTTTCGTTAAAAATGGTCAATTCAGATGATGATTTAGGTAAATAAACCCGCACATGATAAAGTCCATTTTTTACTTTCATAATGGGTATAAATGCGTTTTGTACATCATCCATTTCTAAATTGTCTGTTACAAACCAATCATTGCGATGATCAAAAATTAATGCCTGTATTTTTTCTTCCAAACGTTCAATCCATTCTATAAAATTACTATTAGCAGATGTAAATTGTAAATCCATGTATTTTTTAGCACCTGATATTACAATACCATTGGTTGCACAAGAAGGTGTATACACATACAATGGGTTATCTAACGTAGTTGTGACAATTTTGGATAAAAAAGAACCACTATAAAGTGGTGATGGTTTTGCTAAATGAAGTTCATTAAAATCAAATTGAGATGTTGCATTATAAATCATATATTTTTGTACATAATTTATGCGGGAAATACACGCATAAAATTATGTGTAAAAAATATATATGATTTCTCAATGTATTGAATTACTTAAGAAAGATTCTAAACCAATTAATGCTTTATATAAAACATACGTGTATCCTTATATTTTATACGGAAGTTCATTATTAATATTAAATACAGGAATGTTATTTTATGTTATCTATATTTTAAAAAAAAATAATAAATAAATGTATGAAAACTCGTAGAATTAAAGGAGGCAATTTTACTTTAGCATCTCTTGGTTCGGCGGCCGCTACTGCAATTTTACCATTTGCCTTTTTTATGGGAGCAAGGTCCTTGCGCAATCGTAAGCGTAAATCTAAAAAATATAAATAAAAACGATGACATTATAAATATTATGACAGACTAACTTATGGCACAAGAACGTGTATTTCAGTATCTTTCGACTAAATATACAGAAGTACAAAATGCTTTAGATCCTGATAATGTAGGAAAACAATTTGTATTTGTAGGACAAAGAGAAACACATGTAGGAATTCTTGAACAAATTCATGAAAGACAAATTATAATACGATATAATACTCGTAATGCTGATGGTACTACATCAGTGATTAGAATTATTTCATATCCTGTGCATTTTCGTTTATATAAGCTATCAGACATGATGGATAATGCGAATAACCCGGTAGAACAAAGTCTGATAAATCGCCTAGGTGGTACTAAAAAGATAAAGAAATCTAAAAAAGTAAAGAAATTAAAATATAAAAAAACTCGCAAGTAAATTTTATTTATTTTTTATTTAAATTTAATTTACAACTTTTTTTTACACGTTTACGCTTTCCACCACGTGTAAACATAGAAGGAATTCTTGATACGTGTTTTACTGGATCCGCATTTCGTTGTAGCAAAAAATCAATTTGTTTCATAATATTTTCTGTACTTTTAAGCATTTTAAAATTTGGCATTTTTTTAATATCTGTTGTTGAAACTCCAAAATGCGGGGGCGATTTGGTTTTAATATAAGTTAAAAAATTAGACACCATAGATTCAATGGTTTCTTTTACAGATCGTTCATGTATGCGTTCATCTTGTTGAAGAGGTAAAGCAAAATATTTCATGATATGATCTGAAAATAATACAATAATTCCTAATATGGCAATGATGTCATAAGTTAATCGTGATTGTTCATAATCAGCTGGATTAAATATAGAATTTAAATATTTAATACGTTGTATATGATTTGTCCATTTGTGTCGATAAGATGGTGTTGATACTAATGAATGTCTATCTGCTATACCTGTTATGTTTCCTTTTAATATATCATTATAATTGTCTATAAAAATACCATTTAATTTATCAATTTGTTTTGATATTTTTTTAACTTGAGTAAGTATTATAATAAATTCAATAGGTTCAAGTGTTATACCATTTAAATTACATACAAATTGTGTTTTTAACATTTTGTTATTTGCAATAAATTGTTTCAATATACCATGTTTTAATATTTGTTCACGTATTAATTTACCATCCACTGAATGATTTGTAACAGGTTGCGAATGAATAAAATGTTCATCTGGTATTTCATTAATAAAAAATGAAATATGTTCAAATAACCATGAACTAAAATGTTGTATATATGCATTTAATTCATTGTCTTCATTTAAATAAGGATGATCATACCCATCATTTTCGTCCTGAATATCATCAGTACCATTCATTGTTATGTCAGGCAAAGCTATACGAACATCTACATCACCCGTTTTATCCATAAAATTATATAATGTACCACGATTGGTGTATTCATACCACCATCCTCCAAATAAATAATAAGGTATACCCTCACATTTAGAAATAACGTGTCTTTCCATGAATACATTTTTTTCTTCATCGTCTTTAAAAACTTGAAATAAAAAAGTAGATTCTCCTTCAAAATGATAAGTTTCCCATGGTATTTTTTTAACTATATCTAATAACAAAGGACATAACCTGTAGGATTCATTTACAAAAGTAATACGATCTCTATCATTTGTATATTTATATCCCCATTCTCTAATTTGTTTTCTTGAAATATTCATATATTACAACAATATTTCTAAATCACACAACTTCCAATATTCTTCATTTCCATTCGGTAGAGGTCGGGCAATAATAAAAGGAATCTTTTTTTGTGTAAACTCTTCTTTGGCAATGATATAACTATCGTGTATATTTGGATCTATGTCAATAAATAATGGCGCGCCCTGTTCAATTTGTGTTGCGCGCATACCCAATACTTTTGTAATTTCATATTTTGTAATAAACGGAGGCGTAATGTGCCGTTTATCTTTAATATTTCCATCACTATCTTTTATAATTGTACATCGTGCTAACACTTCTTCATAACTTATCCGTTTTTCTTGTCCATGAAGTTGAGCTAAAGTTTCCTTCAAGTTTATTTCAGGATAAGATGTTACTGGTATATCTTCAAGATCGGTTTTGTATTCTTCTAAAACAGGCTCGACTTCAGGTTCGCTGTTATCTGTATCAATGCTTTCCGTTTCATACATAACATCTTCGTCTACTTCTTCGTCACTCATTATAGATATATCATATAATTTATTATTTAATATCAATTTTATTCCTTGTTATGTTTCCATGTAGTATCACATTCTGGGCAAATAAATATATATTTAAGTTCGCTGTGATCATACCTAACTACGATAATTTCAGGATGTTGTTCTACATCATGATTTTTACATTGATCGTTTGGACAAGGAATGGTATATATTCTTGGTAATGTAGGATCTAGTTTAGTAAATTTATTAATAACAACACTTTGTTCACGTTTTTGAAAAGATGTACTAAATACAACAGACGATGATTTTGACTCCAATGTATGCCCGCATTTTTTACAAAATTTCAAAATTTTAGAGTCCACCACTTTTGTATACAATAGATTTTCACATACTTCACAAAACTCCATAGTTTAATTATATACTATATTCTTAAAATCAATTTAATACGTTAAAAGATTTTTTTATTCTTTTTAAGAATATACATGACACTAGAATTAAAAAAATTTGATATGCGTCATATTAATTTTAAAAGGGATGAAAATAAAGGTCCCGTCATTGTTCTTATTGGAAGACGTGATACTGGCAAAAGTTATTTAGTAAGAGATTTACTTTTTTATCAACAAGATGTTCCTGTAGGTACTGTTATTTCAGGAACAGAAGCAGGAAATTCCTTTTATAGTGAACATGTACCTAAAATATTTATTCATCACGAATATAATAGTGGAATTATTGAAAACATTTTAAAACGTCAAAAACAATGCATGAAACAAATTCAAAATGAATTACAAACTTATAAAAAATGTAATATTGATCCACGAGCATTTTGTATTTTGGACGATTGTTTATATGATAACGGGTGGACAAAAGATAAATTGATGCGTTTATTGTTCATGAATGGGCGCCATTGGAAAATTATGTTAATCATTACGATGCAGTATCCTTTAGGTATTCCACCCAATTTAAGAACAAATATTGATTATGTATTTATATTGAGAGAACCCTATATCATCAATCGTAAACGTATTTATGAAAATTATGCGGGCATGTTTCCTACATTTGAATCATTTTGTCAAGTTATGGATCAATGTACTGAAAACTATGAATGTTTAGTCATTAATAATAATTCAAAAAGTAATAAATTAACAGATCAAATATTTTGGTACAGGGCAGAACATCATTCAAATTTTAAACTTGGATCTAAAGAATTTTGGGAATTATCTAAAAATATGCCCGAAGAATCAGATGAACCTTATGACCCTAAATCTTCTACATCTAAAAAGGGACCACAAATTCAAGTTAAAAAATCAAAATGGTAAAATGTACTAAACTATTTTATAGATTAATGGTATGTTGATAAAAACCCAAGTGGGTGATTTAAAAGGATTTATTATAGAAATTATTAAAAATATATTATATCTTATTGGTGTAGGGTATTTTGGTGGATCCATCATGGCAATAAGCACAAATCAAGATTTTAGAGATGAAATGTTCCCTACAGATACGGATAAATTGCCTTATCAAGGCACTAGTAAAGCATATTCAGGTGGAGGGTTGTTAGAATATATGTTTCCCATGAAACATGTAGGGTTTCCCTATAGTTATTTATCAAAAGATCAGGATAATATAACAAGTGAATACAAAAATTGGTTAATTTATACATGTATGTATTCATTTTCAACCACACGTGTTATTTTTTTGAAATTTTATGATATTTGTTCGCATTTTACAACTGGATGTAAACGAACCATAGGATTTTATTTATTTCCTTATTTATTAATTGGATTTATGTCAACTATTTTTCCTTATTTACTTTTTATAATACCTTTTATAGGATCGCTGTCACCAAAGGAAATAAAATATCCTAGTATATTTACGTTTTCGATTTTTATTGGATGGATGTACCCATTTTATAATCAAAAAGCTATTTCGTTTTCAACAATAATTATTATGATTTTATTTCAAATTATTATGTTTTTTACAACTATATTTATTCAACTTCCTTGGTGGGGGTGTATTATGGCAGTTATTTATGTATATTCATTCGCAATTGTATTATTTTCGCCATTTTTAATTAATGACGGATTAAAACGCGTATTTAAAGAAATAGGTCATCATAAACAAAGTTTGACATTGTACTTTTTATATTTAACCATATATACATCTATGAAATATTTAACACAACCCGTTACTATTGGATTAGGAATTGGATCTTTGTACGTTGCTTATAAAGTATTATTTCCAAAGAAAAAATAACAATACGTTTACTTATAAAATTATACATATAAACTATACTATGAAAGTATCTATTTGTACACCTACGTATAATCGGCGTGCCTTTATTCCTAGTATCATTCAATGTGTACAACATCAAGATTATAAAGGTCCTGTAGAATGGGTGATTGTAGATGATGGTACAGATCCAATTGAAGATTTAGTAAAACATATTCCCTGTGTAAAATACATACGTTTACATAAAAAGTTTTCACTTGGTGCAAAACGTAATTTAATGCACGCAAATTGTAGTGGAGATATTTTTGTGTATATGGATGATGATGATTATTATCCACCTACAAGAATATCTCATGCTGTTTCTAAATTAATGGTTGGTCCAGAATTATGTGCTGGATCAAGTATCCTTCATGTTTTATTTCACAAAATAAATAAAATTTATGAATTTGGACCTTATGGACCAAATCATGCTACTGCTGGCACGTTTGCATTTAAACGTGAATTATTAAACATAACATCGTACGAAGAAGATTCATGTATGGCTGAAGAGAAATACTTTTTAAAAAATTATACCATTCCTATGATTCAATTAGATCCACAACATGTAATACTTGTAGTTGCGCATAAACAAAATACGTTTGATAAAACCACTTTATTAGATAAACCCAATAAATTTATGAAAGAAACATTACTGACCATTCATGATTTTATTCAAGACAAAACATTACTTACTTTTTTTAATCAAACCATTTGTAATTTAGTTTTAGTATTTGATAAACCCGATGTTGTTCAATATCAAAAATATTTAGAATTATCCAACACATTTTCTGTAAAATTTAACGATAAAATCATTGTTGGAAATGACATTATTCAAGTATTAAATCATCAACAACAAAAAATACGCGAATTGAATGATCGTATTTTAATGTTACAAAAAGTGGTAAATAATTATATTATTAAATAGTATGAAAACGTTATTTAAATAAATGTGTTTCTTCGAGTAATATTTCGTTTTTTTCTTCGTTTTGTTTTTCCGCCAAAATGATTTTCGGTATTCCGATGAATGAATGTTTTTTCAAATTCAGATACAATGGTTGGTTTGGATGGAAGCGAATTAAAATCAAGAATAAAATAAAATCGAATAAAACTATTTAAAAATGGAACATGGTCTAACCATGTATCTTCTTTAGTTAGATCGGCAAGATTAATTCGGCTAAAAGTAGATGCCCATGAATTTTTAAGAATAAGAAATGTGCCCTTGGGGGTTTTATCAATGTCTACTAAAAGTAAGGAATGTCCATAATTTTTAACCATGTTGTAAGACGTAATGGATATTCCCACATAACATTTCAAATTGTACAAACAATAATAAATATAACGATATAATTTTACATTGTTGCCACGTTTATCAAATGGAAGAACAATGAATTGAATATTCATAGGAGTATCTAAAAAAGGATCCATCACGGGTTTATAATGTATTAATTTCTTAGGTATTTCTTTTCGCTGTACTTGATAAATTAAATCTTGGGCTCGATCTATGGGAAACCCTTCTAAATTATATGTTTCTTCTAATAAAAAATAAATATAATAAAACAAAATAATTTTTTCTTTTGAACATGCTTCATGAATTGTATCAAAATCAAAAGGTTTCATTGTATTTAAATATGTATCACATATAGCTGGATTCCATACATCTGTATGAATTTTAAAAATGTTTTGAAGAAATATTTTAGCAAGCGCGTGATACAAACATGTACTTTCGTATTTTTGAGAAGAATGAGACATAGACAAGTTACGTTTTAATTTCATGGGTGGTGATAAAGATTGTTCCATAGATTCAAGTTTATTCATCAATCCTTTTTCATCCAATTCGGTCAATATAGAAATGGCAGTTTCACCATCGGGAGTCATGATGGATGGATTTGCTCCATTGGATAAAAGTAATTCTATTAATTCTTCATTGCGGCGTATACAAGCAATCATCAATGCTGTGTATCCAAGAGAATCAGGCATATCAATACATCGTTTATTAACATCTAATATAGCAGTTACAATGTCAATGTTTTGATTTCCGCAAGCAATATGTAAAGGTGTATTTTCAAAAACGTTTAATGTACACACATCATCAGTTGTTGTTAATAAACGTTTTACTTCTTCAAGATTATTCGTTTTACATGCTTCATGTAATTTTGTATCCTCCATAATATAGCATAAGAAAGTGTTTACACCTTTTCTCATTTATAACGCCCATTTTATTTTGGTTACACATTTTTTTTTCATTTACACTCTTGATGAAATTTATCTTTTCTACTTAAAAGTAGAGGTTTTGTAGATACTTTCACACCAACTATTTTATAATGGTCTTGACCATCTATTTTATCTACAGTTTCTTGATAGTCTCTATATTTTTTAAACCAATCACTC